AAAACTCCTTTTTGATTTTCATAAGCAAGTTGGTCAACAATAATTTTTTCTATTGCTGATTGATCTCTGTAACCAGATTGAAGAGCTAAGGCATTGAGTTTGTAATTGACCTCTGCTGGATTATCTAGATCAAGAATATTTTTGGCACGTTTTACAACTTCATCAAAGTCAAGAACCGTAGCCCTGATCTCTTGTACCTGTTTTTCTTCTGCTGCTTTAACAATTTTGGCGATGTCTTCAGGAAATCGCTTCCTCTTTGGATCTTCTCTATCTGCTAACCAAATTAAAGTTCCTAATCCAACGCCAGTTCCTTTGAAGGAATACCAAGGTTCAGTACAAGGATTGTGATGATCATCAGCATTATTCCATTCATTAGAATAATCAGGATCTTGTGCAGACCAGCTAGACCACAAAGCTAAACCCATATCGTTAGGTAGAGCAGAGTTGATCGCCATACCGATCTGAATCCATTGTTCTCTACTGCCAGCTCCCTTATGTGGAATAACGCTTAAGCAGTCACCAACAATTTGAACAATTTCATCACCAGTTCTATCGGAGAAATCAAGATCTTTTCTATTCTGGTTCGTTCTTGGTGGAGCCTTCATCTCTGCTATTAGCCACGCAGGAGCTTCTGGAATAGCGTTCAGATCTCCTTTAAGCAGATAATGTCCTTCTGGAGTGTTAGTTCTCTTGTGTCCTGGGTAAACACCCATAAGAACACCTTGTCTTCCCCAAAGGATTTCATAGTCTCCACCATCTTCTTGTCTTAAACCATGACCTTTGACTGATCCCCATAATTCTTCAGGCAGTCTGAATATATATTTAGCTGCATTTTTCTTTGGACTTGTTATTTGTGGAGCGTCATCAAGTGTATTGCCCCAACCTTGTAAAAGTTTTTGATGATTTTTATCAACATCAAGGATGACAATACCTTTGCCTCTGATGCCAGTAAATAGACCAACTGCTTGAAGGTCAGGATTCTTTTTTAAAGCAAGTGCTACATCAGCAGGGCCAAATTCTCTTTCATAACTTTCTTCGAGAGGATTTTTACCTGTTGCTGGCTTCCCTGAAAGCATCAGAGAGTTTTTTCTATAGATTGGAGCGTAAACCAATCCCTCTACTAAAGAGTTTGCGAGCTGTTCAGTGTTCATCTAATATTTGAGTAGAAGTCATTCCAATGCTCTTGATCTTAGTCGAGATCACGGGCATTTTTTATTTTAAGCATGGTTGCATAAATAACGTCAAGGGCTTATCATGTTAATATGCAAAAAACAACTTTTGCATTAACTTCGATTTTAACCTTTCATTTTTAACAGCTAATTTCCTTATGAAATTCTCAGCAGTAGCAGACAAAGAGTATCAAAAAGCTCTTGACGAACCAGATAAGACTTCTTCTGGTGACAGGTATTTCAGACCTAATCAAATTGAAAACAACCAAGAAGTTGAGTTCATTGTTTTAGATGAAGATCCTCTAGAATATTGGCAAGTTTTTGGTGAGCATATTAGTGACGGTACTAAGAAGCCATTCAGATTTCCCCTTGTTGGAGAAGCACCTTCTGATGAAGATATTCTTAAAGAACTAGGTGGTGAATATCGTAGAACAAAAGTTCAATACGATAATGACAAGCTTGGTTTGAAAGCCAATATTTCTGATAGTCCAGCAACTCATTGTTACGTTTGGCCTATTTGGAATCTAGAAGCTAAATGCGTTCAGATCTTTGAAGTAAGTCAACCTAGTATCTTCAAGCAGATCAAGAAAGAGACTGGATTAAAGAAGTATCGTAAGGGTATTGGTTTAAGTTCAGACTTTAGTTGCACCTTGCATAAAGTAAAAGAAGGATTTACTAAATATACATTTAACATCATTGATAGAGATGATGATCTAGATACAGACTCAATAGAAAAGGAGTGGGATACTGTTGTTGAGAACGGATTTGATGTTACTTTGCTAGTAGCAGGTTTAGATCCATTCAATCCTGAATAGGTCTAATATATATATTTGGGTCTATTGCATAAGGTTTCATGATAACCCCTTATGAGTAATCAACTGCCCGTTCTCTAACGATTACATTTGTGGCAAGAGGATGTTTTGCAGGAAGTGGATTTGCACAATTCATTTCCTGCCTCAAGGAGAACAGAAAAGGGTTGTGATAGAGCAGCAGGGAAGCCGTCTAAAATAGAACCTTGTCAAGTTGGTTCCAATAGGCCCATTATTTTTCATTCATTAATCATGGCATTTACAGGAAACGTAACGGCAGCAGATGTTCCACCGATCAAGAAACTCCATTCATTTTTATTATCTGAATCTGGAACGCAGAGCCGTAAGGTTAAATACTGGGGTTTAACAAAAGAAGAAGCTTATTCTAGAGCTAAGAAATCACACCCAGAAAAAAACATTCTTTGGTTGAAGGAGCTTATTTGAGATGATTAAAGCTCTTCAAACTAGCTACAACGGTTATTCTTGCAGATCAAGAACAGAGGCAAGGTGGATGGTTGCTTTTGATGAAGCTAAAATCAAATATGAATATGAACCTCAAGGATTTGATTTAGGAGAGGTTGGTTGTTATTTGCCTGATTTTTATTTACCTCAAGTAGGAATGTATGCCGAGGTCAAAGGCAGAACATTCAATTTAGAGGAGTTAAAAAAGGCTAAAGCCTTAACTGAAGAGACAGAGGAACCAGTGCTTTTATTAGATGGGCCACCAGAAAGGAAGGCTTATTGGGCAATTATTCCAGACAGAAAACGTCCAGAAAGATGCGGCTGGTACGAAATCTTTGAGAGTGAATGTTTTTCTGCTAATGACTATGACATTTTTGAACATAGTCATTATTGGTCAGATGAACGTCGGTTTTATAGTAATACGGGTTATGGTTGCGGTTCTTTTCCTCACTCTCATAATTGTGGACACGACTTAATGGACAGCGAGGCTGTGTTAGCTGCGAGATCTGCTCGCTTTGAGCATGGGGAATCTGGATCTACAAGAGAACCAATTAGTTATTGGGATAAGAAAAAAGCCGAATTTGCTGCTTCTGGAAGCCTTCCTGTAAATATTCAAAGAAGTTTTATTGCTATGGCTAATTTACTTACAAAAGAAGAAGCAGCCGCTATTGGAGGAGTATCGGTCAGAGAATTAAACGACTATCTAAGTTATCATCCTGACGGTCAAGATTATTTGATTACAGCTTACGAGTCTAGACTTTGGGAGAATAAAGACTAAAAGTAAATATAAGTAAATACATCATTGCGATGTCACAGTGATGATATATAATAAAAGACCCGAAGCAAATTGGCGTTTGCTTCAGGTTTATACTCACAACCCTCTTAAATCATGAGTGAACTCACTTTATACGATCTTCAAAAAAAATATGAAGACGTAGAAATATGCCTTGAATTTGTAGATCCCGCATTAGCAGAGATATATCTTGCTGCTAATTTCGAGAATAATAGAAACACTTCAGACAAAGCCTTACAGGAATTAACCTCTGAGATGAGATCTGGAAGATTTACTCTTTCAGACAGTGCTATTTGCTTTGATGAAGAAGGAGAACTTGTTAATGGTCAGCATCGTTTGAAATCTATTATTCGATCTCAAACCATTCAGCCTTTAGTTGTTATCAGGAACATGCCTAATGAGAGCAAGCTTATTTTAGATGTAGGAAGAATAAGAAGGATGGATGATCGGATTACCATTTCAGGTACTCATATCACCATTAAATATTGTTCTGCTGTAAGACATGCAATGTCTCGATGTCAATCATTAACAAGTCTTGGTACGACTGAGTTTTCAAAGCCTAGACATGATGAAGAAGTAAAAAATCTATTTAAAGCTCATAAACAATTCTTTGATAAACTAACTGAATTAAATTTCGGTTCAATTAGTGCTTTCTGGATCGCATCAGCGTTAAAGATATATGTCCAGATGGAGAACAATAAAAATGACTCAAGGAAGAGAAACCCTTATTTACATAGAATGGATTCTCTTGATAGAGCGATACATTGGCTAAATATCACAACGACTGGGATGGCAGGAACACTTGATGGATTTCCTCAAGTCATTAAACCTGAAGATCGTGCAGCTCAACTTATTTGGAAATCGAAGAATGATCGTTTAAACAAAGCAAATAAGAAATGGTCTGATGCTTACGCATGGGGATTAACTGTATCTGCTGCATATCATTTTATGATGGGAACATCTCCTACTTATGTTAAGAGCGTAGTAGAAGATCCATTTGCTAATTTCCGTAAAGCAAAGCCTACAAATAAGCTTGGTTTCGGACAATGAATAAAATGCACCGTTTAACCATACAGATCAGGGAAGATCAGTATAAGTATCTAAAGGAAGACTCTCAAGAGGGTCGTTCTATCTCTCATGTTGTGAGAGTTGCTTTAGATAACTGGATTAACTTACAAGAAGCAGTTGGAGCAGAGCAGTTTGAACGATATAGAGAATATGTAGTTAGTGATCTAAAAAAGGAGCTATTTTATGACAAAAAACACCATTCATGATAATTTAATCATGGGAGAGAGTACCTAATGAAGCCAGTAGTTGAAGAGCGTCAGGATCTACTGGCTTCTCTCAGGTCTAGTTCATTGGAGCGTGATGATTCCAATGAATTACGGACATATAAAGATACAGAAGGGAATATATATTATTCAGTGACTACGATATTGAGTAATACAGTTCCCGAAGCAAAGAGGAGATCACTAGAGAATTGGAAATCCCGTCCAGGGAGTGCTGATGAACTAGAGCTTGCTTGTAACAGAGGGACAATTAGTCATGAGCATTGTGAGTATGTACTCAAGGTTGGATCAAAGATCAACAGGAACATCTGCAATGCTAGAAACTGCTGGAAGTTTTACGAAGATGGCTTGGCTCGAGGCCCAAAAGCGATTACAACGAAGTGCATCAAGACAGCGAAGGAAAGAGCAAGTAAAGTCCATTGGACAGCTAGAAAGTATGCGACAAATCTGGCCGATTGGATAGAGGAGAATGTAGCAGCTATTCATGCCAGTGAATTTTCCATTCATAATGATGTTGGATATGCTGGTCAGTCAGATGCATTAATTGATTACAAGAAGAATGGAAATTTATGTATATTAGATTTCAAGACAAGTGGATCAAGTAAACCAAAACCAGACGCATGGTTAGATGACTACCGATTACAATTGAGTGCGTATGCGTGGGGATTGGAGCGTATGACGGGTATTAAAGTAGGAAGTGGGTTAATTGTCATAGCAAGAGAGAACGGTCTACAGGAGGTACAAATGAACACATTAGAATTAGCAGGAGGCCGTCTATTATTTGAAGAGAGGTTAAATCAGTTTAAGGAAGAGAATTTGCCATTCATCAAAAAAAGCCATTCATGATAAATATTATTAGTGATGATTAGTTATTGGTTCGTGAAAAAATAATATTGAAGAAAAAAAAAAAAAAAAAAAAAAAAAAAAAAAAAAAAAAAAAAAAAATAAAAAAAATATATAAAAAAGAATAAAAAAAAAGTTCTAAAAAAAATAGAACTTTTTATTTTTATATAATTGAGAATTTAAAGATCAAAAAATTTCAAAAGTGAAGGAAGATCAGTTTTGAAATCTTCTGGTTGTTCTCTATTTAGTTCTCGCATTTCTGCTCTAGTCTCTTCCAGTTGAGAATTTATCTCATTGCTTATTTTGACTAGAGAATGGCACTTATCAGAGAGAGCTTTGATTCTTGCAGCATTTACTAGAATAGTTGCATATTCTAGATTGATTTTTTTTGAGTCTGTCATTTTAGGAATGAATTGAGGACAATTAAATTATCAATTATTTTTAGATAAAAAATAATTTTTACGTGCGAAAGACGAAAATCATAAGCCATCATGCCACCCCCAAAACCAACCAATCTTCACGTTTAGTCAGTTCATTACATTCAGGACAAGGTAGCTCTTTCCAAACAAGATTCCCAACAGGAAAGTCACAAGAGCATTTAGGGCATTGAATTGCTATTGCCCAATTGTCCTGATCTATCATCCATCCATTAGCAAACTTAGGTCTTCTCATATAGTTTCTGCAATGTATGGAAGTTGTTTTTTACTATTCCCATCTACATCTAGTATTTTCAAGTCCCAACAGTTTTTACCTAGTTCTACTGCTGCTGCAATACCTTCAGGACAAACTTCAGGATGATGATCTATCTGAAATAACAGATAAGATCTTACTTTTTTTGTTTTAATATTTTTCATAACCCGTCATGCCATTTAGTACCGAACGCAGCCATCATTTCTTGATCTGATGGTTCGGTATAATCGTCATGGTTAAAATTTAATGTAATCGTTTTAGTACGATTAAATTTTCCACCAAAAGTCTGTTGATCTTTGACTGTAAAGTTATCACAAGGGCAAAGATCTAACCATTCTTCAAAGGCTTGATTAATGTTCATAATTAAAAGGAGATGTAAGGGAAGTAATGTTCTGGGTCGGTACTATTATTAGGACTATGAGTATCTAAAATAGTAACTTTTAAACCACTAACGCCAGATCGTTTTAAGATCTGAGCTAATGCTTCTTGTGTATAGGCATTAGGATGCTCAACACGAATTAAGAAATCAGTTTGTTTCATAATTCCGATAGGTGATTTGGTGTTTGAACTTAGAAAGAAGGCTAGCGTAATGTTTTTGAGCTTTTATATAACCTTCTGGATCGTTTTGAGGGTCAACGGCCCACATAATGTCTTCAGCCTTCTCCAGAAGCTCTAAGGGGTGCATAGCTTGATAGTTATTATCTTGATTAGCTTTTTCATTACTGAAGTTTCTATGGGCCTCTCTATACCATTCGTAAGAAGTAGTTTGAGATACTCCTAATTCTTGAAGCTCACTTGTAATCGTTTTACGAATATTATTGTCTTTATTATTGCCTAATTTGGAATTAGTTAATAAAGCAGTTTCAACATGTTCAATACCTTCTATTTTATCCATTGGCACAATCCTCACAAAAAGAAAGTTTTTGAGTAAGACGAAAAGGAAAAGCATTACTTTCGTCAAAGACACCAGTGGAAGAAAGACATTGACCTTTTGGATCGCTTAAAATGGTCTTAGATTTAGAACCGTATAAGCTAAGTCTTGAAATAGTCTTTTTACAGCTATGACAAGTTCTTTCTTTGAGAGATTTTTTTAATTTCATAGAAGAGAGTAGAAAAAAGGACGTAATTACGGGAATTAACTTGTAATTTCCCAAAAAGCAACTGTATTACCGTTCATGTCTCTAGCTCGACCTTTATCATCTAGAGAAAACTCATCAATATGTTCAATTTTATTGATGATGTTATTTAAGACATTTGTGACTTCTTTTCCGTCACCAAGATCTTCAAAGCTTGCATTGTCAATGTCGATTTCTAACTTAAATTTCATGATTAACACTCCCACTTAAGATTAAAAGTATCAAGAATAATATCTCTTACATGCTCACGATCTAAAGAATCGCCCTCTCCCCAGTTCATTTCAGGTCTAGAATCATCTAAACAATATTGTCTATATATATATGTCCCTACAATAATCATGCCTTTAGTTAATCCTTGTATTGGATAAACTGGATCGTCAGTACCGTAAAAAGACCATACATAATCAACAAATTGTATGTCTTCTTTACTGTTTAAATTAATTTTAGGTAATGTCATTATCTTTCTCTCTCCCAGTAATTACCAGTATTAGGATTGAACTCATTTGGAAAATTATTCCTTAATTCGTCATAGCAAAAATAAGGCCAATTATTATATAAACTATTTTCGATTGAATTAAATGATCTATTTAATTTCCAATATTCTTTTCTTTTCTCTTCACTAACACCTATTCCAGAATTTAATTCTTTACTAATTAGTCTCTTATATATTGCTTTAGCTTTATTAATTACTGGCCTTATTTCAGGCTCAATATATTCTTTGGCACATTCTAAAGCCATAGTTTTTATAGGCTCTAATGTTTTAGGCTTAATGTTGGGTTTCATGATATAAAAAGAGAATAAGGTGAACTGATTTTTAAAGTGTTATCTAGAAAACATTTTGCTAAGTCTTCCCAGTATGTTTCTGGGTCGTGGCCTAGCTGTTCGATGTCATAGTTCATATAAGGAACTGATAAACCAAGACCTTGAAAATAAGAAGTACAAGCTTCAAGAATCCCATATCTTTTGATCTCCCAGTCATTAGATGCTATGAAATTATTTAACGCATAAGAAAAAGTTTCTTTTTCTGACCAGTGCGTGTTGTAATCATCCTCAAGACGTATGGCGTCTAAAATGATTGTCTTAAGTTCTGTCAAAATTGACCTCTTAATTGTTCTCTCTATATTACCATGATAGAACAATAAAACAATCTTTTTATGTCAAAAATCAAAACTTTTATTAATGAATGTCAGGTTCAAAAGCTCGAACCCTACAAAACACTCCAAGACATACCCCAGAATGTCTGGGATTTAATCCTTAACGATCATCTTAAAAATAATCATAAGGATATATACCAAGCTCTTATGCTGACTCGATTGACCATATATAAGGATGAAAAGAAGGGTTAAACCTTCTTTTCTTTCAGTAACCCTTCAATATAAGACTGCTTTACAATCTTCCACTCTTTAGGATCCCATGACCATTCCTTATTATAAGTCTGCGTTATATGTTTCTCTGTAGTGGGAGAAGTAGACCCCTTTAGATAGTTCTTGGATCGTACAATATCGCCATTAGATAATTTCGCTGCTACTGGCGTAATGTAGCTATAAAGGATCTCTAAATCGTCAACTTTTAAAATTTGGCGATTTGATCCAAGTGGTTTAAGTTCTAACATAATAATTTTTTAAAATAAAGAATAAGAGAATCAAGCCCTATATTTTAGGGCTTGTTTATTAGTTCTTGCCTTAATGCTATTTCAGTTGTTTTAAGTTCTAAAATAGTCTTGATAAGACAATTGTAGGCTTTATCATTTATTGAGGTATTAGATAATAAAGCTCTAAAAGTTGAAGCATTGTCTAGGTTGCCAAGTTTTAACCCAACCGTTTGAAGTTGGGTTAATTCCTGATCGTTTAGCATTACTTTGATTTGATGCTTTCTACCCATATACAACATCCTTAAATGTTGCAATTTGTAGGATCACATCACATGCCTCTGCGTCTAAATGACAAGCATCATATTTATTATTAATAAAATCCTTTACCATTAAAGCTGAGCTTGTTTCTACTGGATAAGTAAAAAGTGTTGCAACTGCTTTCTCAATATCAAGGCCCGTGATGTTGTGAGTCTCTTCTGGATCGTCACAATCTTCATTGCATTCCTCGACACTGATTAAAGTTTTTTCAACTGGTAACTCTTGATTAATTTGATATCTGAGATCAGAACACCAATAGTAAGAGTCAGCAGTTAAAAGAATACTCTCTAAGTTTTCATGACTTAGAGTTATTTCTTTTTGGATCGTGGCTGTCATGATAATTAAAATAAGAATGAAAGAACCCTAGAGAATTATTCTCTAGGGTTTGGATTAACTAACGACTTTTAAGGTTTTAATAAATGTCGCTTTTTTATCGCTGGTTAGTTCTGTAACTTCTCCAGCGTAATCAGCTGACCATCCGTCAAAACCTGAAATATCGTAAAAGTGGACAGGCCATAAAGCATCTTTTTTAAATTTAAAAAGATGCTTCCAGTCTCTCTTGCATCTCTTGACGACTTTTGAAGCCATCTCTTCAATTGGAGTATCTGAAGATGTGTAGAACGTAGAACCTCCAGAGATAAAGATGATCCCAAGAATTGTCTTGGGATCTTTCTCTATATTGGTAGGCTTAACCATTCTTAGTCTCTTCTGCTTCCCTTTCTTTGATCTTCTCAGCGACAGTATTTAATGTCTTCTGGATCTCAGTTAGGAAAGCCAACCGACTCTCTGAGTGACTATAAGAAAGATTACTTATGGTACTTAGGAAAGCCTTCTGAAGATCAGAGGTAGCTAGTTCAATCTTGAACTCGTCCCCAGTCTTGGAGCAGATAGCTGTTATGCTGTCAGGTCTCCAGCTTGCAATCTCGATATTAAGACTGTCACCAGAGGCGAGCTTAATAATAGTCTCGTGTCTTGTTGACTGTGTAGCCATGATAATAGAAAGAAATTTAAGTGAACTTTTAAACCTATGAGGCATAGTTTTTAACCATGTAGCTATAGCGACTCTGTGAGCTTGTGACCTGTTGCGCTTGGCGTTGGGTCGTTAAGTCTCGAAGAGCATTTGGCCCGTTTAATAGGGTTTTGCTATCGCTGGCTTATGCTGTTGTCTAGGTTCTAGGAGATTAGGTTATAAGGGAAACTTAGCAGTCCTCTCCCATCCCTTATGTAATAATTATAGCATGTCAGGGTAGAATCTCTATGAGTATTTATACTCTGTGGAAAACTTTTAGGGGGGAGGGTTAGGTATTTTTACCTATTGTATGCTGGCTCCCTGAACCTAAATATATATCTGAAACTAAGTTCTACGTGGCTATGATAAGTCTTCTTTAGCTTCTACTTTTATAGAAAGTTCAGGTGCTTGAATACTTACATGTTCTACACTTTCACCAATAACCCGTCCAATTGAATCCAATACTTGAGCAGCAGTTTGTAACTGTCCTTTTCTGATAGCTTTTTCATAAAGCCTGAGTCGAGCAGCTTGTAAACGAGACAACATATTCTCTCTATCTTTTTGCCAGTCTTCTTCATTCCACTGATTAACCTTTCTCCAATCCACCCAAGCTGTTGGAATAGAAATCCCTTCTTTTGAAGCGTGATCCAACACTAACTGTCTAGCGGGGAGACCTTCAAGTTGTCTTTTATAGAGTCGCTGCTGTCTTAATTCCAAAGCAGCCTTAGAACTGCGCCCAGTGCCAACTAATTTCCTCTGTTCCTTTCTTTCTGGGACGTTATCGTTATCAAAATTGTTAATACATGAATCGGTCACGGACGCAACTCAAAAAGGTCATTAATAAAATAATAACCTTTTAAACGACTTTTGTAGTAAAAATAGGGGGGTATAAGTACAAAAAAGGGTTAAATTAACAGTTATGAGTGTAAAAACAGCACCAGAAATAAATCTAAGATGGGCGCAAGGTCAAGTATTTAACAATGAAAAACGCTTTAGAGTTTTAGTAGCAGGTCGAAGATTCGGCAAGAGTTATTTGAGCTGTATTGAACTTCTTCGTGGAGCGATCAATCGTCCAGGCGAGACATTTTTTTATTGTGCGCCAACCTATCGGATGGCAAAAGATATTGCGTGGAAGGCATTAAAGAAATTAGTCCCGAAGGTATGGATAGCGGCAAAGAATGAGACTGATTTAAGACTGGATTTAGTTAATGGATCGAGTATTGAATTGAAGGGTACTGAAAATGCAATGGCCTTGAGGGGTCGAAGTTTAGCGGGGGTAGTGTTAGATGAAGCTGCATTCATGGATTCGGAGGTATGGTTTGAGGTCATTAGACCTGCATTAGCCGATAAACAAGGTTGGGCATTATTTATTAGTACTCCTGATGGTACAGCTAGTTGGTTTTATGATTTATGGTGTTATGTAGCGAGCGATCCAACTGAAGAATGGAAACGGTGGTGTTACACCACTATTGAGGGGGGTAACGTACCAAAGCATGAAATTGAAGCAGCTAGGGCGCAATTAGATGAGAGAACATTTAGGCAAGAATTTGAAGCAAGTTTTGAGAATTTAACGGGGTTAGTTGCTGTTAGTTTTGGCGATGCAAATATTTCAACTGATGCGAAAGATATTAGTGTTGCGCCAATACTTTTAGGAGTTGACTTTAACGTAGATCCGATGTCAGGGGTCTGCGCTGTTAAAGATGGGGAAAACTTGTATGTGTTTGACGAAATCATGCTCACAGGTGGGGCAACCACATGGGACTTTGCAGAAGAAGTCACTCGCAGATA